GTAATTTGAGGATTAATTAATGTATACGAGACAAAGTTGTGTTGATTAAAGCCATAGACTGTAATATCTTTAAAGAATGATGGTTTAGTTCCGCTACCTGTATTATCTTCTGCTGAATAACCCCAATCATTGCCTGCCCTGGTTTGACTATAGATATCTCTAGTATTATAATCACTTCGTCCCACTGGAGCATTATTAACACCAGCCGCATTACCTTCTGCGGTGCCATACGGTTGGCTTGGATCTTTATAGTAGTAGCTGAAATATTTAAACCATAGATTACGAACAAGATCTGCACCGTCGTCATGGAATTCTACAGTTACAGGTTCGTAATTGATTTTTGAATGAACTAAACGTTTTCTGTTATATTGATTGAATTCGTCTACGTCCAATGAGTAGTTTGGTAACGTTATATTTTTAACTAGTACACTTAGATTACTTTGATCTTGAGCACCAAATGCTGTCCTTAGTCCTGGGAGCTCTGTAACATTTAAGTTGAAATGCACATGGAAAAGAAACTTAAATCGTGGAGCAAGTTCAAAGCCAGCAGATCTAAATGTCTTGCTGGCATGTTTATAATCTTTAAGATAATCGCTACCGAGAAAGCCTTTTAAGACATCCCCAAATATTCCGGCCATCTAAATTATCCTGTTACTACTGTGCCTAACGTTCTACCTACTGCTGTACCAACACCTTGTCCTAGCGGTGATTGTACGGCATTATCAAATCTAACAGTCATTGAGATTGTTACTGGCGCACTTTCACCATATGACAAATCATTATAGTTAACTGCTGTTAAATAACAACCATATAATTCCCAAGTTTCTAAAACATTTGGTGTATTAGTACCGTTACCACCGTCAAGTACTTCACAACGTGTGATAAACTTATAGTCAATACCGGAACTAGCTGATGATTGTTCCATAAAGTCTAATTGTTTCTGCAATTGTTCGCCGACTAATTTAGATACTGATCCACTAGCATCATCACGTAGGTTAACTGATGTAGTTTCCCAAGTGTGTTTACCTGCTAGATACATACGTGAGTTATATAATTCGATAGGCATTTCTTCAAATGATACTGAAGGTCTAGCAAAGTCGATAACTTGTTTAGTTAATTCTGTTCTTGGTGTTGATACACCAAAGTTTTCAAATACCGTTCTGAAACGATACTTTAGTTTAGGCATTAACAGTCCCTGGTTAGACGCACTTTGGTCTGACGCTAACGGTACTGACATCCTAGTTAATGATGAAACGGCCATGTGTATTTCTCCTTATTTCTTTCTGTACAACTATTTATCGATCTGCAATCACAAAAAATGGGACCGGAGTCCCATTAAGTGCGTACTTAATTCTTACTATAAATTACCTGCTTCGATATCACCTGTGTTCTTAATTCTTAGTGGAATGTATATAAATTCTACAGATTTAGTAGGTTCAATTGCTATATCAACGTATAGTTCATTACGATCAATACGTGTTGCTGTGTTGTTTGTGTCATCACATACAACTAGATAATCATAAATGCCACGTTTAGCAGTTATATCATTTAATAACTGTTCACATGCGTTTTTAATTTCATTCCTAGTAACAGTGTCATTGGGCTCAAATATATAAGTTCTACCTAATACTTCTAACCTTTCACGTATATAAGCAACTAGCCTAGCTACGTTAATTCTGTCAAGTGCCGACGGGGTTACCGCGGTAGTCTTGTTACCATAATTCTGTAGACCAGCTCCTGGAATAAATGTTAATGGATTAACTTTGTTTGCATAAAGTGTATCACGTAGTGATTGTCTTACAGAAATCTGTTCATACTCACCTGTTGTTGCATTAACATAACCTATAGATTCTGCATTGTCAATTGTACCACGTAGTCCACCTGCTGGTGCTAACCATGGATATCCAATTTCATCTGCACGTACTAGTGTTCTTAACATAACATGTGATGCTGGAACAACAACTTTATTACCTGCTAAGTCATTAGTTTTAGCACTTGGGTAAAATACTGCTGTATATGGATCTGCTGTTGATAGACCATCTTCACCGTCTGTACCAGCTCCATTTGCATCAGTTGCCCAATCAACTACATTAGTTGCATTGTCAGACAATCTTACTGGTGTATCACCAATCACAAAGCCTGTATTATTTCTGTCATTATTTAGTGCCACTAAGTTATCAATTAGTTCTGGATAACCAGGTGCCGCTAACAAATTAAATTGTTTTTGTTCTTCACGTATTGATGTATTAGCATCAATACCTGCTTCTAGTGCCGCAACTATAATTTTACGAACTGCTTTACGTCCCATGTATGGTGAACCGTCTGCTTTATTACCGCTAGCATTAACCCATGCATCTTTCTGTGTAGGTAGTGAGCCTGTTGGGAACGATGTAGCATTAAAGTAGTCAACTTCAAATTTCTTAACTGTATAACCTGAGCGTCTTGTATTCCATAATAATGTTCCTTCAGGATACAATGTTGCTGTTGGTACATCTAAGTCAGTGTAATCACTAGTTAATAGTGATAAAATTGTTGGAATAGTATCAGTTACTGGATCTACTGTACCTGCTGTACCCCATCGAGCATCTGCAAATAATATACCATGTAATGATGTTTGATCGGCACTATCAATAGCTACCCATTGATCAACACCGCTAACTGCTTGCCATCTGTATACAGCTGGATAGTTATCTAAGTCTGCTGTTGAAATCCATAAGTCACCATATACTAATGCTGACAAATCAGATTGTGTTGTAGGAGCAATTGCCGCTACAATTGGTCCAGCTGGTGAACATTGTGATAAATCATATCCTCTAGCATCGTTGGTTACACCTTGATATCCTTTCCATACACCGTTGTCCTGGACCATAACATCAACTGAATCAGTTGCTGAATCATACCAGTATGTACCTTCTGCTGGATCCTGTGTAGGAGCAGTTGTTAACGCTGTATATGTTAATGGAACATAGTTAGAAAGAACAACATCACTGCTGTTACCTGCTCTAACATTATCTAGTGTTGATGCAATACCTGCATCTGCTACTGGAGTTCCTGATGTGTCTTTAAGAATAATAACACCACCTAGTGAATGTTTAATGCTAACAGCACCATCAACAAGAGAAGCTAGGGTGTTTGCCACATTTGCCGCATTAAATGCCGCTACAAAATCAGCGGCTGTTGTGCCACCTAGTGTTGCTGTAACTGCTGAAGTTAATGCAGTTGAATTTTTAGCACTTGCTTGAATTGTAAATGTTTCTGAAGATACAAGTGTAGGAGCAGTATTGGCTGATGTTACTGTTGTTGCGCCTGTTGCATATCTTCTAAATATTTTATATGTTGCATTATCTAATTCTGTTGAATCGTATTGAACATACAGTGTATTAGACGCAACATTTGCGCCACCACCTGTTGGATCAATATTTTTAAGTGCAGTCTGATCATTTTCATATATCGGTGCACTTATAGTTGTCCATAACTCTGTAGTTGAACTATAATTTTTAACTGTTACATCAGCACCATTGTTTACTGCTGTTGTTTTAATCCAGACAGACCCTGTAGGTCTAGGAGCAGTATCAGTTGATGCCCAACGTGGGTTTGAATAATGTTGTGATTGTTGTAATCTTGGATAGTAATAATTGCCTGCTGTTAAGCCAGCATCTGTTAAAATGGTACCTGTACCATTAACTAAATTTAAGGCACCTTCTAATGAAGAGCCATCTACTGACACATCACTATCTGCATAAATTTCAATTTTGTTACTTACTACTGCGGCTGTTACACCTGCAATAGACGCACTATTAATTGCATTTGCTAAATCTGTAACTGTTGTTCCGCCTATAGTAACTGTTGATTCACCGAGTACAATAGTATGTCCAATTGTTAATGCTGGACTTGTTACTGAACCCTGAATAGATGGATTACTGTTGTGCCAATCATCTGACCCAACTAATACCCAAGCATTTGATCTATTTTTGTAATACAGTGGATTAGCGGCGTTAGTTGCTACAATTGCATAGCCTCCAATTGCGCCAATTGATGTAGCTGGAATACCACCTGCTAAATCAGTTGTTGCTGTAATAACTGTTGGAACTTTATTAGTAAATGTTCCAGTTGTTGCAGACCATTCATGTATTCCCCATGTTGCTTCTGCTGTATCTAACCAATATGAATTGTTATCGCTAGCACCTAATGGTCTAGACAATGTAGCTGTTAGTTGTGCTGTATCAACGTTAACACGTTGCACATATGCTCTATTACTAATTCCTAAAACTGAGTAAGCCGCTAATAAACCATATTCATTTAGTTCGTAAGCGTTAATTGGTGTACCAGCTGATGTATTATAAAAAGTTGGGTTACCATATGTTGATACTAGTTCTCTTTGGCTAGTAATTAAATTAATTTTATTAGCGTTTGCTAATGTCGACCCTGTTGCTGTCGTTGTTGCTGTTCCACTTGTTTTATCTTGTGCTGTTGCAATTAAGATATACGGAACTGAATTTGTTGGTGCAGGTAGATATTGACTTTGATCAACTATGCTAACCTCTACTCCGGGGGAAACTAATGCCATTTTATTATCCTCTTTATTAATAGTAACTTAACGTCACTCTTTCTTGCGTTACGAATATTTATTACAATATTGATTATTCAGTGGTTTACAGACGCCTTTATAAAGGTCTAATATCTATAAATACATATATGAACAGACCCATTTGCAGTGCATGTAGCTATACCCCATGTGCAATCAACTATAAACGCCTAGGAAAGACCTATTTTCGTAGTCGTTGCTTGGCTTGTATCAACAGAGGACGAAAGAAAAAAGTTCCTACTCCTCGCTGGTCACTAAGTGGATACACTAAGAAGAGAATGTGTGATATTTGTGGGTATTTAAGTAAACATGGTAGTCAAATTAGAGTACATCATATGGATGCTAATCTAAATAATGCTGAGTTGTTAAACTTACGATCTGTTTGTTTAAATTGCAGTGCTCTTATACAAACACAGGGTGGCGGATGGCAGTCTGGAGATTTAACTCCAGATTAAAGAGGTGGAATCAATAATTCAACTTGAGCATACAATTCATCAAGTGATCCATTATTATCTAAAATATGATCAAAATTGGTGCCAATCCAATCGTATTCTGAACGGTGTACTTTAAGTTTTTCAAGCATACTTACATTTCCATCTAATGCTGTATTATACCAATCAGGCCGGTCACCTCTAGTGACTTCTATACAAATAGCACCTAGTTTTCTAAGCATAGCAACTTCATTTTTAAAACGAACATCGCTAATAACAATATCGTCATCTGTTTTTCTAAGTTTATTCTCTAAACTTGCTAACCACATATCATCATGAAACTGTCCTCTAATAACATCTGTACCTACGTGTTGTAATATCCATCGAGGTGTTAAATGGGGTATTCCTAACCGTTCTGACCACCACGGATCTATTTGCTCTCTCCATTCTCTACTTGATTTACTACGACCTTCAAGCATTTCACGGTCCCATCCAAATATAGCACACATACTATCTTTAAGATTGCCAGCAAAGCTCTCCCTTCTAAACTCATGTAAATTAACTAGATAATCTGCCGCGGTGTCTTTACCACTACCAATAAGTCCGCTAATAGCTATAATCATTTAAGTTTATGTATTCCTAAGTGTTTGATACAGTCCTGCAACATCTTTATTTGTCGTTGGCAGTCGTCTAGTGCGTGATGGCTTGCTGATTTTTCCTGTGGTAAGTCTGGCCAAAGACTATAAACAGTCCGGGCATCTCTGACTTTATAAAATTTCCAGGGTAATGTAACACCGGACTGTTTATAACAATGTTCTAATATGTTCATGTCAAAGCAGATACCATTTGCCCATATTTTGTCACTTTGCCATATCAGTTTGCCTAATTCATCTAGACAATCGTGTAGTTCTCTACGACCAACTTCTTCAAACACTTCTCGTTGTGCTTCTGGTCCTTGCTTTGCCCACCATTCAATGGTAGCATCGTCTACATGGCGATCTGGTTGGCTATCAGGACTTACACGAGCATAGAAGTGTCGTTCTGGCCAGCCTGTAGATAAAGGGTCAAATACCTGAGCCGCGATAGTCATAACCATTGCGTCAGGTCCGGTCGCTAGTGTTTCAATATCAATCATTAAATCTGGCATAAGTAAAGTTACTATGAATTACAATAAAACTTATTATAACATTGTTCACAAGGCAAAGTCAAGATCTAATTTACCAGATGGTGTTTTTGAAAAACATCATATTATACCCAAATCTATCGGCGGTGAAGATACAGAAGAAAATTTGGTAAAATTGACTCCAAGAGAACACTATGTTTGTCATTTACTGTTAACAAAAATGTATACTGGTAAAGAAAGAAAGAAAATGATTTATGCCGCTTGGGGGATGACAAATCTTTGTA